ATCTACTGTTAGTTCATCTCCCACTGCAACACCATGATTTGTAATCGTGATTGTAACTGTAGTTCCTGACTGAGAATAAGTTCCTGTTTTTGTAAAGCCTTCTCCTGGTGGAGTGAAATCAAAACTGGCACTATCATTAGCTCTGCTATCTAAAAATCCCTCTATAACGTCTGCTTCTGTCTCTGAAACATTAAATGTAAAATTAAATATCTTGGGATTTTGATGAGCAGCGAGTCCGAATAATATTCTGTGTTCAAACCCATCTGCAAAACGTACTGTTCTAGTATTGGGTGCGGATCTTTTTTGTTGTCCGTAAGTTGGGGTAATCGAGGGAAAGGTAGCCATTATGCAAGTAAACCTCCAGGACGTTTTTGTTTAATTAATTCAGATTCTATCGCTGCTGACAATACAAGACCAAGTTCTCTACCACCTTGTTCATCACCTTCAACAGATGAACCAGAAGCATCTACATTTACAACAATACTTGTAGAACCACCAAGAGCATGATTTGGTGTAATCATTCCTGATACTCCAGGTGTGAATAACTCTGGCCCACGTTCTCCAACAATAAAACTACCACCTCTGTTTACTGGCCCACCATCAGCCCTACCTCTAAAGAATTTACCAAGACCACCAGGAAGTCCTCCTAAGAAAGAACTAACACCAAACTGTATGAGTGATCTTTGAATCTGTGTGAATACACTACGAGCAACATCACCAAGAGTTTTAGTACCATTTATCGCACCTTCGATAGCAGAAACGATACCATTCTCAATACTTGAAGCAATATTGTTATAAAGACTTAAAGTTATTTCTAATTGATGATTTTCTATTTCTAATTTTTCATTTACTTTTAATTGTTCTCTTACTTTATTTGTTAGTAAATTTAACTGTTCTTCATCTAATCCTTTATTATTTCTTTTAACGACTTCTATAGCAGATTCAATACCAAAAGAACTTTCTAAAGAATCTTTTTTTAGTCTCAAATTTCCTTCTTCAGCTTGAAATACTTCTAATTGTTTTTCTAAATCATTTTTACCAATTCCTGATGAAGATATGCCTAATTTTTTTAATAATGACCCTAAATCTGTTGAAATACCTTTTAGTTGTTCATCACTTCTACCAGCAAAATTAAAACCACCTGGACCTACATTAGTATCAAATACGTTTAAAGGATTTGTTCTATTAAATATATTTTCGCCTGTGCCTAATAAAGCCTCTTTAGTTGTTCGTGAATTGTCCTTTAAAAATTGTCGAAAGGCTTCAGAATTATTTTTTTGTAAAGCTCTTAATTGATTTCCAATTCTTGATTCTAAACCTTGACGGCCTGTAACATCATTTAATATTGATATTACACGGGATAACGGACCTGCTGCCAATAATTGAAACTGTGTAGTTAAAATACCAAATTGCCTTGATAACTCTTCCATTTCTGAACTAAATTTTTGAACATCTTCTAAAGCAACTACTCCTAAAGAATCTCCTAAATCTCTTGTTATAAGTTCATTTAATTCTGCTTGCCTTCCTTGTCTTTTTAAAGCTTCTGCTTGTTTTTGAATCGCTTTACTACTAAATAAATTACGATCAGTCATTAATTTTAAAGCACCTTCGGTTGTATCTAATGCCTTACCAAATTCTCTTAAACCTTGAACAAGTCTGTCTAAAGCAGAACCAACAGATGTACCAACAAGTGATAATGCAAATCCAAACTGACCTCCCATTAATCCACCAGCACCACCACCAGTAGCACCACCTACAGATGCTCCTAAACCTTGACCAAATAATAGAGGAAAAGCACCACCAATAAGTGCATTTGAAACTGCCATTTCTCTAGCTTGTTTTGCTCCTCTACCTCTGCTAGTTAGATTTCTTCTCATTCTTGTTATTGGATTAGCCATTCTTTGCTCAACTTTTAATCTTTTATCATTTATACTCATTTGCAGTTTAGATTTTTTTATAGAATCCATTTCTGCTTGTACTTGTTTTGCTTTTGCATTAAGAATTTCATTTTCAATTTTTGCTTCTGCTTCTAATTGTTTAATTTTTTTTGTTCTAATGGTATTTGCTATATCTTTAATTTCTTTATTTTGAACCATATATAATTTTGCACTTTCATCTAACTGTTTGTTAATCTTTGCATTTTCTTCCTGTTGCAATCTAGTTCCTTGTAATGTTGGTTTAAGAGCATCTTGAACTTTCATCATATCTTCACCTCTTTGGTCTAATAAAGCATTAATTTCTGAATCAGTCCGACCTAAAAAATCTCTTGAAGATTTAAAAGGTGATGATGATGTCGTAAATTTATTTTGTAAAGCTGGCTTTTTATTTATTTTTGCTTGTGCATCTTGTAATAAAATATTTTGTTCTTTAAGAGTTTCATTTACTAATTTATTAGCTTTTGCAAAATCTTCTGCTGCTCGTCTTGCTTGCGGAGTATTTACAGCAGCATTTCTAAAAGCTTTATTCGCCTCATCTAATGTTTTTGATAAATTACTTATACTTGGAACTGCCCTTCCATCAACACTTTTGGCTAATTCATCAAGAAATTTATTAGCTTTAGCAACTCTTTCTTGTGTATTTTTTATACGATCATTAAATATTTTTAATTTTTGTGCTTTTACTCTTACTTCAAGATTAATTCCGTAATTAGCAGCCACTTATACAAAACAAAACATTTCCTCTATCTTACCTTGTTCTTCCTCTTAAAGCATTACTTGTTTGTGCTTGTTCTTTTTGTTTTTCATAATCTTCACGTTCTAATTCGTTATAAGCGACCCATCCTAATAGTTCTTCTACTGTAAGTTCTTTGCATAATTCATTTACAGTCTTGCCTAATTCTTTTGCAAGAGAATAAATAAATCGCCAATCATTATTAGCTTTTTAAATCAGCTTTAGCTATTTCAACCTCCTTGTTTAATCCAGCATCAATCATAGCTAATTGGATTTCTTGTAAAATATTTGCTTCTATTTCTCTTCTTAAAGATGCTTTGTCACCATCTTGGAATAATCTATTTCCATCTTTATCCAATGCTTTATCAATCATTAACTGAAGAGCATAATTATTAGCATCATCAACACCAGTTTTCTTTTGAATAGCCTCTCTTTCTGCGATAGTCAAAGGATGCCAATAAACAGTGAGAATGATTTCATCATTTTGTTTTACATCATGCTTGTAAAGTTGTGAAACTCCAAACTTGTTTTTGAGAAGATCTACGGCTCGTGTCATTTTAATATATAACTGATATTAGTATACTAGGCGTTTGCTGTAAATTGGCAAGATATTAAGCCTAAAAAATGTGAAGAATCATCAACATCAATAGGAGCAGGTCCAGAAATATCAGCAACTCTTGGAGAACAATTAAACGTATCAGTATAATTACTTGCATTTACAGAGGTAAGACCATCAATAACTGCTTCACTTATGGCCGATAGTGTTGCAGTACCTTTACCTTTAGGGCAATAAATATTACATAAAAGTACACCTGAATAAAAATCAGTAGATGCTCCTTGTGCTTGAGTAGTAGATTGTGCAAAATCAAGAGACATTACAACATATTTTTTATTTTTTCCAGGTGTTTTGTAAACCATATTGTCATATACCATTTCAATAGTATTATCAACTGCTAATACCGCATCTGTTACTGCTTTTTCAAATGCTGCTCTTGCGTTTACTAAAGTCATTACTGTGGAGAATCAGGAACATTTGAGATATTTGTGTAACTAACAAATGTTTTACTTGGGTCAGCAAATTGTCCAATACCACCTTGTCCACCTTTGAAGGGTTCAAGTGCTAAACCAATCTTTGATTTCTTATCTCTAAAAATTCTATCCATGTCAGATTTAAAATCTTGTTTAAAATATCTTACTATGTGATTTCTTGAAGAGGCTAAAGCATAAGCTGAATATTTTGCCTTATTACCTATAAAAAAACTTTCATAAATTTTAAAATTATAGTTAATAGTATTAATAAATCTAGGTTCTACTTTAGCTTGTGCAGATGTAAAACCTTTTCTTGTAGGTTTGATATTTTTCCACGGAGCAAAATCTTCTCGTCTATCTTGTGGTGCAGGTCTTGATCTTCCAAGAGTCCAACTAGAAGCAAAAAAACCAGTATCAATAGGACTGTATGGATTTTCTTTTCTTGAAAGTTTAGAAAGCACCTCTCTTGCAAAAGTGTTTAAATCTCTATTCATTTGCTCTTCTATTTCTTTAGCTGGATTTGCTTTTAAAAAATCTTGCATAATTAAAACCTCACCAATAATGTAAACAGGTATGTCTGTCCACCCTGTCTTGTATCTATATTAGTTATCTGTGCAACCCTTGTAGATCCTGCATAAGTTAATGTAACTTCATCATCAAAACTAGGTTGATTATCTCCTATCAAATCAGGTGTAATATAAACCTTCGCCTCTCTTCTTTCTCTCCCATCATCTTCAGTAGAAATAATAAATTCCACAGGTGCTTTTATATCAGCAAATGTAGTATCGCTTGTCGTATAAGCTCCAGTGCTTGTGTTATAACTTCCAGATGCTTTTCTTGTATAAGTGATAGTCGAATCAAAGGAACTGCCAAGATCCGCTACAACCTGTTTTGCAATCTGCTTAAATGCTGAATCTAACTGTCC